CGACGGGGACGAAGAGATCCCCATGACGCCCGAACAGTGGCGGTCGCTCTTCTCCGTCATCTCCGGAGCCGAGGCCAGCGAGCTTCGCGACGCCATCTGGTCACTCAACGAGTACGAGCCCACCAAGCGCCGGAACATCCTGGTAAAAGGCTTCGGAGCAGCAGCGCGCTCCGACAAGAAGTAGCACTCGCCGCGCGCCGCGGAATCTCCCACAAGAGATTCCGCGGGTGGGTGCCCCGCACGTTCTACGAATACGACGGCGACCGGATCGTCGCGACTTGGACTGAGTCCGAGTGGGACGAAGACGAGCGCGACCTTGCGATCGCCCTCGACACCGTCGAGAGACTCACCGGCCCCGACGGGGAGTGGCTACCGGAAGCGACCGCCCCTGGCGGCGCACCCGATGTCTACGAGTCCGGATACCGGTACATCGGCAAGGGTCCGTTCACCAACTGGCATCAGAAGGCGAAGCTCGACGCGCTTGACGCGCACAAGAAAGAAGCCGGCGAGAAGGCGAACCTGAACGGCGTCTACTTCACCGCGGAGCGCATCGACTTCGACGTGCCTCCGGTCAGCGGCGGATGAGTCGCAACGTCACACCGACTGCGGCGGCGATCGCGCCGAGAACGCCGATCGTCAGGGCGATGTTCATCGACGCGAGCTGCGCGCCCGGTGACGGGACGAACAGGCCGATCAGGAACACGAGCAGCGCGACAGCGATCAGGCCCGTACCGATCGCGACGACGATCGCCCAGGGTTCACGCGTTCGGCGTGCTGCATCGCTCATGGCCTGACTCTACAACTCGACACAGACCCGTGGGAGGTGCGATGGCTGAGCGCATCGTCCGCGTGAGTCTCATGGCGCAGGTCACGAACTACCTCCAGAACACGGAGGCGGCACGCCAGAAGACCCTGCAGCTCGCGGCGGCATCCGAGGATGCGTCGGCGAAGTTCGAGCGCCAGAACGCTGCAATGCGCGATGTGGGTGTCCGGATGACGGCGTTCGGAGCTGTCGCTCTGGTCGCTACAGGGCTTGCCGTGAAGGCGGCGATCGACTGGCAGTCCGCGTGGACCGGTGTGACGAAGACCGTCGACGGCAGCGCCGAGGAGATGGCCGCGCTCGAGGATCAGCTCCGGTCGCTCACCGGCGTGCTTCCCGCCACCCATGAGGAGATCGCTGGCGTCGCGGAGGCGGCCGGTCAGCTCGGCGTCGCGCGTGAGGACGTCGCCGCGTTCACGAAGACGATGATCGACCTGTCAGAGACCACGAACCTCACAGCGGACGAAGCTGCGACCTCGATCGCGCAGCTGATGAACGTCATGCAGACCGCCCCCGAGGACGTCGACAACCTCGGGGCGGCTCTCGTCGCGCTCGGCAACGACGGGGCGTCGACGGAGCGCGACATCGTCCAGATGGCGCAGCGCATCGCCGGTGCGGGCAAGATCGTCGGTCTCACCGAGGCCCAGGTTCTTGGGTTCGCGAACGCGCTCGCCTCGGTCGGTATCGAAGCGGAGGCCGGCGGTACCGCAATCTCCCGCATCATGACCGATATCGCAATGTCGGTCTCCGCGGGCGGTGAGGAGCTCGACAAGTTTGCCGCCGTCGCGGGCATGTCCGCTCAGCAGTTCTCAGCCGCGTTCAAGAAGGACCCTGCAGACGCGATCGCCACCTTCGTTGAGGGACTCGCGCGGATCGACAAGCAGGGAGGCGACGTCTTCGCCACCCTCTCCGACCTCGGACAGTCCGACATTCGGGTGTCGCAGGCGCTCTTGGGCATGGCGAACTCTGGGGACCTTCTCCGTAAGTCGCTGCAGCTTGGCAACGAGGCGTGGAAGGACAACACGGCCCTCATCGAGGAGGCTACGAAGCGGTACGGGACCGCCGAGGCGAAGATCCAGATCGCCTCGAACAGCATCCGCGACGCCGCGATCGATTGGGGCTCGGTCTTCCTCCCCGCGGTCTCGGCCGTCGCCGAGGTCGTCGCCGACGCCGCGCAGGGCTTCACGAAGCTTCCCGAGCCGATCCAAGCCACGGTCGCCGTCACTGTCGCACTGGCGGGCGCCGCATCCCTCGCCGCGGGCGCCTTCCTTCTCGGTGTGCCCGCCGTCGCCCAGTTCAACGCCCAGCTCGCGATCCTGCGGGCCTCCGAGATCCCTGGCGTAGCGAACGCCGCCAACGTCGCCACGAACGCGATCGGGAAGACCACGGCCGGGCTCGGCGCCGCTGCACGCTTCCTCACCGGCCCGTGGGGTCTGGCGCTCGCGGCCGCGGCCGTCGGCACCGCAGCTCTCGGTCAGGCGCTCGATCGTCTGAAGGCCAGCAGCGAGCAGATGCAGAACAGCCTTCAGACGTCGGCGAACGGTCTGGAGATCCTCAAGACAGCGGCATCCGGTCCGTTCCTCCTGAACGACGTCGCCGGCCAGTTCGAGAACCTCAACGACACCCTCCAGAAGCTTGATGAGTTCAAGAACAAGCCGTGGTGGCAGCCCTCGGCCGCCGGAGCGGGCCTCGCTGGAGCCGAAGAGTCCCTCGCGCGGATCGGCACCGAACTCGGGAAGCTGTACGGCTCCGATGTCCCCGCTGCGCAGGCGGCATTTGAGAAGCTGGCAGCCCAGACGGACGGGTCGGATGCGTCGCTGCGCCGACTGCTCGATGCACTTGGTCCTGACTTCGAGGCCGCTCTCGTCCAGCGAGCGATCGATCTGAAGATCGCGACCGAGGGCATGTCCGACGCCGAGCGGAATCAGGTCCTCCTGAACCTCGCGTTCGCAGGCGCAGAGGACCCGGCGCAGTCAGCGGCAGATGCCTACAAGGAGGCGGCAGCCACAGCGCAGACGCTCGCCGACGAGGTCCTCTCTCTGATCGATGCGGTGAACCAGTCCAACAGCCTTGGGCAGGACGCGGTGTCCACCAATGCGCGCTGGCAGGCCGCGCTGGCTGGCATCTCCGAGGAGGTCCAGCGGCAGAAGGATGCGTTCGAGCAAGCGAACGGCACCCTAGACGGGTTCACGCTCAGCCTCGACGAGAACACCTTCTCGGGATCGCAGAACGCCGCGATGCTCGCCGAGGCAGCGGGTTCGGCGAAGTCTGCCGCCGACGCTCAGTTCCAGTTGGACCTGCAGACGATGAGCTCGAAGGACGCCACGGACAAGTACGCGGGCACCCTCGCCGCCCAGCGGCAGGCATTCATCGACTCCGCCGTCGCGGCCGGATTCAACAAGGACGAGGTGCAGAAGCTCGCCGACAAGGTGTTCGCGCTGCCGTCAGAGAAGGAGATGAAGGTCATCGCGAACACCGCCGCGGCGATGGTGACCCTCAATGACTTCATCCGCAATTACGGCACCCTCTCGGGGACGATCATCTACCGCGCGACGCTCCCAGATCTGAACGGCAGCGTCTCGGGCTCCGGCCGCCCGGGCTTCGCCGCAGGCGGGCTGATCCCCGGAACTCCTTCGCACCGGGACAACATGCTCATCCACGCCGCATCCGGGGAGTTCATCGTCAACACCGCGGCGACCATGCGCTACCTACCGCTGCTCGAGGCGATCAACAGCGGCCAGAAGATCACGGGATACGCGAACGGTGGCATGGTCCAGCCTCAGTACGTGTCCTTCATGACCGGCCAGCCGGGACAGGCCACAGCTGTGACGGTAGCGGCCCCTTCGGTGCAGGTGTTCATCGGTGACGAGGAAGTGACGGGGCGGGTGCGGGTCGTGGTGAAGGACGAGATCAACCAGGTCGCCCGGTCGGCACGTTTGGGGGGTGGGCGATGACTCTCGCGTCCACATTCGTGCGGCACACGGGCGCGATGGCCCCGGACCTGCAGACTGCGACGATCACGGTCCTGTCCGATACTGCCGCAGTCGGTGACCGGCTCATGGCGATCCTCTACTGCGGTGACGTGTCTGTCACGTCCGGGGTGGCGGATGCTTCGGCGTTCGTTCTCCCCGCCGGCTGGTCGGTCACGTCGCTCACGTCGATGGTCCCCACGGGTGATCCGCGGCGACTGTCGGGTGCTGTGATGGTGGCGGAGAAGACCGTCACCTCGGCGGGGATCGATGCGTCCGTGTTCAAGTGGTCGTGCGTGCAGTGGCGCCCGTTGAAGCTGTACAAGACGTGGAACCAGCTGACGACCGGGTCGATCCTGACCACCCACATGCAGCACACGGCATCTCTGACGACACTCCGGTTCACGTCCATCCGGGGTGCGAAGTCGCAGGTTCTGTCGCGACTCGCGAACCAGCCCGTCACATACCCTGCGGTGAGCTCGGAGTATTCCGTGTCGGGCCATCTGGTGCGGATCGGTGGACTCAAGCAGGCTTCCGGGTCGGGGTCACTGCTCCCTGCGGGTGCGACTCAGCGGGCGCTGTTCGGCCCGTTGAGGTTCGGTGGGTTCGACGGTGTGCCGCAGACCGGTGTGACCTCGATGCTGGTGTCGACGGTCGATGTGACGACGGTGACTTCGGTGGCCGAGGCTGTCGCGTCGGCGCGGGGTGACGGGTTCGCCCTGTCGATCCTGGTCACGGGTGTGGTGAAGCCGCAGGTGTCGTTCGTGACCCCGGTCACTGGTGCGTCCGCCGATCTCACCGCAGGTTTCCCGGTCACGTGGACGCCCCCGGTGGAGGGCGTGCAGCAGTACGTCAGTGTCTACCGTGAAACCCCTCCCGGCTCGGGTTCCGCGGTGATGTGGTGGAACGGTTCGGCGTGGCAGTCCGGCGCGGCCTCCGTGTCGATGTCGGGCCAGTCGGCGACCCTGCCGGGGTTCGCCGCAGTCAACGGGACCACCTACCGGTACCTGCTGGCGGTGTACACGTCGGCGGCTCCCGACTTCTCCGATTACGCGACGATCGACATCACGCATCGGGTTACCCCTTCGGCTCCGACGATCACCATCACACCCACCCCGGTGTCGTCGGTGGTCGCTTCACGCTTCCCCACGATGGCCGTCGCGGGCACTGTCACTGACGGTGGTTCGGTTGTGGGTTGGGAGGCACAGTGGACCGATAACGCCACAGGCGCGGTCCTCCAGTCTCACTCTGGCCCTCCTGCGTCGTTCCCGTGGGCGCTCACCGTGCCCCTGCCGAACAACACGGCCGTCCACGCGCGCGCCCGGTTCTCGCAGGCAGGCGGGACGCAGTGGTCCGCGTGGCGTGATGTCCCGCTGACGATCACTGTCGCGAAGCCCGCCGCGCCGACCGTGCTGCTGGCGACCGTTCTGCACCCCGTCTCTGGCCTGCCACTGCCGCAGCTGTCGGTGACGGCCGCGGCTGGAGTCACGGTACGTGTCGCACGTGACGGCGTGACCGTCGGAGAAGTCGTCTCGCCCGGTCCGTCGGTCGTGATCGTGGATCTCGCGGCACCCTCCGGGCCGGTGACATGGTCGGTGACGACGTTGGCGGCCGCCCCCTACTCGGAGCGTTCCCTCGTGGCTACGGTCACGGGCGAGATCGCATCGGAGGGCGGGTGGATCTTCGATCCCAGCAGACCCGAGACTGCGGTGCTCGCGCACCCGGAAACGATGGATGCGATGTCCATCGATCTGCGCACGGCGGTGTTCGAGCCGATCGGTGAACCGTACTCCCTCGTGCAGCCGGGCGTTCCGGCCGCGCCCAAGTCCGCGATGACGATCCAGCATGGAGACCCTGCGGTCATTGACGCCGCGGTCGAGCTGCTGAAGTCGGGTGCAACCCTGATCCTCCGCGGATGGCCCGAAGAGGGCGTCGTCGACTCCCGCCAGCCTGACATCACGTTCCGTCCCGCCGGGCAGATCGACGTCTCGCGGATGACGCAGGGCCCGTTCGGATACCGGCGCGCGGCGTTCGGCTTCGTCACTGCGCCCCCCGTGCAAGCGGGGCTCGGCACGATCACCTGACGCGGGAGGCTACAGATGCCCTGGAACCTGCCCACGCCGCCGCCGGTCACCTCGTACGCCGCGCGAGTGACGTGCATCGGCGGACCGTCAGACGGTGCGACGCTACCGATCACGTCAGGATCGATCACAGTCGACCAGGCTTCGGACGTGCGGCGCACTGGTTCCTTCACCGTGGCCGGGATCGATGCGTGGACGCCGGCGGATATCTCCGACGCCCTCGACCCGCGAGCCGGAACAGAGCTCCTCGTGGAGCAGAACGGACCCAGCGGTTGGGTTCCGCAGGGTGTGTTCACGGTCGACAAGCCGCGAGTCGCTCGAGATCCAGAAGGCGTCGGAGTCGAGGTAAGCGTCTCGGACCGGTCGAACCGGGTGAAGCTCGCGGGGATGGACCGGCGGTGGGTTGTCTCCGCAGGAACACCTGTCTCCGACGCGATCCGATCGATCCTCACCCAGATCGCCCCTTGGATTCCCACGGACTTCGCCGACACGGACGAGCTCGTGGCCGTCGACGTGGTCCTGGAGTTCGGGGATGACCCTTGGGCGGCCTGCCTCGATCTCGCGCAGTCGGTAGGGCTCGATCTGTACGTGGATGCGACCGGTGTGGTCGTCACGTCCTCGGCGACGGCCGCGCTGTCCGCTGAGGCGGTGACGGTCACATGGCTCTCCGACGAGCGGGAGATCGACACAGCCTCGATCGTCAACCATGTCCGCGCCGTGTGGACCCCGGCGCGACCCGACCCGCTGCCACCGGCGTGGGACGGGAAGGGCGGATATGAGGATGCCGTCGACGACTTCTCGTCGACGAGTGTGCTGTCGTGGGTGGGTCGCCGTTGCGCTCTTGTGAAGGGCGACCGGTCTCTGCTCACATCGGCGGCTGCGGCACGCCAGGCCGCGCAGATCGAACTTCTCCGCGCCCTCGACGTCACGTACTCCGGGCGCGGAAGCGTCGCACCGGACACGTCCCTTGATGTCGGGGTCGTCACGATGCTGGACGGCGACCGCTACCGGATCACCCGGCTGGACATCGACCTTGCGGGTGGAGCGACGGAGGTCGTGCTCGGTGTCCCGCCGGTCGACATGGCCGCACTGCTGGTCCGAGCCCTGCAGGTGCCCACGGACACGCGGACGCGCGAGATCGTCACATCCGTGGCGCCGTTGCGCACCGCGCTCGCGTCAGACCCGAACGGATCGCAAGCCTCCGTGACTCCGACCGCTGCTGTCGCCGATGTGGCCGTCGGTGACCTGGTGGAGGTCCTCCACACCGGCCGGGGTGAGCGGATCGCCGTCGCGAGGTTCATGGGCGGCACCGCCTCCGCATACGGCTCGGCCGTCCTCGCCGACGGTCCGTGGATGTACTTCCCTCTGGATGAGGCATCCGGCACCCCCGTCGACATGATGGGGAACGCCGTCCCGACCTCGACCACCGGCGTCACGCTGGGGGCCCCTGGCATCGGCGACGGCGACACCGCCGCAACGGTCGACGGCGGCAGCGGCCGCGGCGTACTGATTCCTGCATCCGCGTTCGCCGGTGCACGCCAGTTCACGGTCGAGATCCTCGCGAAGGCGACGAACATGACGACCGCGCGAGTACTGCTCGGCCTGGAAGGTTCCGGGTCGGTGTTCGCGTTCCTGCTGCAGCACACGGCGTCGAACAGCATGGAGGGGTACACGGGCTTCACGTTCGCGAACCGGATCGGTTCCGCGGTCGCGGAGGCCGCCCCGACGGCGATCCACCACTGGGCGATCACGTACGACGGCACCACCGCGGTCCTGTACCGCGACGGCGTGTCGGTGGCGTCCGAGGCGCAGGCGTGGACCGCGACGGACGCGACACAGCCGCTATACATCGGCGGGCGTGCGACATCGAGCGGTGTGGCGTCGTTCCTCGGCACGATCGGCGGGTTCGCGTTCCACAAGACCGCGCTACCCGCCGCTCGCATCCTCGCGCACGCACAAGCAGCTGGACTCTGAGAGGGACCATCATGGCAACACTCGCCTTCGCGGAAGCCGTCGACATCGGATACAACCGCGGCCGACTCTCGGCGCCCGCCGCCGCATCGCTCCGCCGCGTCGACGCCGACATGCGCGACGCCTTCGGGCGCGTCCTCGACGTCAACGAGGCATGGCGCTCCCCGGAGGACGCTGACAGGAACTACGCCGCCTACCAGGCGTGGGTCCGCTACCAGAACGGCGGTCCCGCGGCACCGTGGGCACCGATCGCACTCCCCGGCGACAAGTCGGTTCACTGCTTCGGCGAGGCCGTGGACAGCGATGACGGGTATGACGCCCGCGCCGTCGCGATCCTCAACGACCACGGGTGGTACCAGACCGTCTACCGCTGGGTGAACGGCGTTTGGACCCTCGTGGAGACCTGGCACTTCGAGTACCAGTGGTGGCGCGACAACCACCGCAACGACACCGCGACCAGCGGATCCGTACCGTTCGACCCCGCAACCCTCCTGGAGGCCAGCATGTCCAACCCCATCGTCAACGTGGTGAGCAAGTACGGCGAGCCCGCCGGCAACGGCACCCTGTGGATCGCCAAGAACGACGGCACGTTCGAGCGGTACGAGGCGCCGTACGACCCGAACCCGCGCGGTGTCGTCGGGAAGGTCTTCTACGCGGGTGCCGCGGAGCCGCCGACGATCAACCAGCGCGACTTCCAGACCGTGCAGCGGTTCTGGAAGACCATGTGCAAGACCGCCTGACACCTCCCCGCCCCTGATCAACGCCCTCCGCTGGGGGGCGTTTCGTGTACCTGGAAGGCACACCATGAGAAAGCTCGCCGTCGCGCTCGCGCTGGCACTCTTCGCCGCGACCCTGACCGTGCCCGCCCACGCATCCCCGGCGACGTACTTCTACGCCGCCCACGTGCAGAACGTCGGCTGGCAGGACCCCGTCTGGGACGGTGCGGGTGCCGGCACCACCGGGAAGTCGCTCCGGCTGGAGGCGCTGCGGTTCTCGTCGATCGGGCAGGTCGCGCGCGGCCACGTCCAGAACCTCGGCTGGCAGGAGTGGCGTGCCGGGGACGTGATGATCGGCACCACTGGGAAGTCCCTGCGGCTCGAGGCTGTGGAGATCCGGTCGACGGTCGAGGGTCAGAAGATCCGCTGCCAGGCGCACGTGCAGAACATCGGCTGGATGGCCCCTGTCGAGGACGGTGAGACGTGCGGCACCACCGGTCGATCCCTCCGCCTCGAAGCGGTGCGCCTGTGGCTGGTCCCCGTGACCCCGCCACCGCCTCCCGCGCCTGAGGAGCCGGTCCTGTCGACGATCGCGACGGTCGGCGATGTCGGCCTGGAGGCGGCAGGGCTGAACACCTTGTCGGCGATGGGCGCCGCGAACCCGACGCTCACGTTCCTCCTCGGCGACCTGTCCTACGGGACGGCCGCGCAGCCGTTCTGCGACGCGGTGAAGGCGCGCATCCCGGGCCCGTTCGGGTGGGTGCAGGGCAACCATGAAACCGTCCCCGACAGCGACGGCCCCCTCACCGCCGACTTCCTCGCCTGCCTCCCCGCGACGCCGGGGGCGAGCGGTAACCCGGCGATCGAGCAGGTGATCGAGATCCCCGGCGCGCGGATCATCACCGCGTCACCGCAGGAGGGCATCGGCTACCTCCCCGGCTCGGCCGGGTATCAGCGGATCTCCGACGCGATCGACGCCGCGAATGCCGCGGGTGTGTGGCCGATCCTCGCCATGCACGAACCGCACGTCACCGTCGGCCTCCACGGCTCCGCGGGTCCGGAGTCGAAGGCGCTGTCCGAACTGGCGGTCGCGAAGGGTGTCCCCCTGGTGCTCACGTCGCACGATCACAACTACTCCCGCAGCGTGATCGGCGGGACGACGTTCATCGTCGCCGGGATGGGCGGGCACAACGTCCGCGGGCTGAACCCCTCGTCGCCGTGGTGGCCGCAGACCATCGTCGCGTTCCCCGGCACACCCGGCTACCTGGCGTTGACGATCCGTGAGCACAGCATCACCGGGCAGACCATGCCCGGCAGCGCGGACAAGTTCGACATCACCCGTCCGGGCGGATCATGAATGTGCTGTGGCGGGTGCTCGCGCGCATCGGAGCAGCATCGATCTGGCACCCAGACTCGATCAACCCGGAGGAATGGAAGTACCGGAACCTCAAGCGCGTCTGGCTCCCGACGTACGACCTGATCGCGGTGCTCGCGGGGATCGTCGCCGCCGCGCAAGGCTCGCCGCTGCTGAACCGGCTCTTCTCCGCGACGCTGATGGACACCTTCGGGGTGACCCTCACCGTCGTCGCCGGCGTCTGCCTCGCCGGCGTCGCTTTCCCCAGGCTCTGGGCGGTGGAGATCGTCGGGAAGATCATCCTCGTTGGGTTGGTCGCCGCGTATGCAACGACCATCCTCATCTTCCCGATCACGCCGCAGCCGAATCACTTCGTGGTGCTGATGCTGGCGTTCAGCCTCCCCCTGCCGCTATTCCGCCTGAACCTCCTCGGTGAGGAGCACAAGGAGCGGCGGGCGGCATGGGAAGCACTGGAGGCCGCGTGAACGAGATCATCATCCCGATCATCGGTGGGCTGTTCCTCGTCATCGGTGCGCTGTTCGCCTACCTCGGCACCCGCGGCAAGACACGTGCGGATGCGAAGGCGGCGATGGACGCCCGGATCGAAGAGCGAGTCGGGGAGGAACTCGATCGCCTCTACACCCGCATCGACACTCTCGAGAAGCGCCTCGAAGATGCCGAGACGCAGCTGGAGACCAGCGAGAAGCGCCTCGGTGAAGCCGAGACGCAGATCGAGAACGGCGAGCAGCAGGCGCTCGAGATGATCCAGCACATCGTCATGCTCGAGGGCCTCGTCCCCAACCCGCCCGGTCCTCCGACGCGCCCGAACTGGAAGCTTCCCATCCTCACCGAAAGAAGGAACGCAACATGAACATCACGCACTACGCCAAGTCCCTGCTGTACATCGCTCTCGCCGTCGTCGGCGTACTCGTCACCGCCCTCGCGGACGATGTGCTCACCGTCGACGAGCTCGTGAACGTCGGCATCATCGGCGTCGGGGCGATCACCGTCTACCTGGTACCGAACCTCCCCGCAGGTGTCGGCCAGTACGCGAAGGTGATCGTGACGTTCGTCATCGCCGCCCTCGTCGCACTGCAGTCGTTCCTGACTGACGGCATCACCACGACCGAGTGGTTGCAGATTGCGGTCGCCGCGTTCGCCGGCATCGGGGTTTACGTGATCCCCAACGAGCCTGCGCGTGTCATCGTGCCGGGCAAGTCCCTCCGCTCGGACTTCTGAGCCCCCGTGCGGGTGCACCGTGACCAGCGCACGCGTGCACCCGCACACCCTCTGGGCCCTCGCATTGTGGACCCTCGATCTCGCCCTGACCGACCTGATCATCTTCCTGATGGTCACCACCTGAGGAGCCACGGATGGCCTACCCCGGCTACGTTCTCACCCGCATCATCTCTGTCGGCGGCGCCATGGTGCTCGAATCGTCCGACCTGCTCAAGGTGCGGGTCACGATCACCGCATCGCGTTCGCTGATCTGGGATGCCACGGGCTACCGGTTCGAGAACCTGAAGACCTCCGGCGTCTCCTCGCTCGGCGGTGAAGTGCAGATCGTTCTGCCGCGCACCGATGTCGCCGGGTGGAAGGACTCCAACACCGGAGCGATCATCGACGTGTCCGCGCCGGAGGCGTACACGCACCGGTACATCGCGCTGATCGAGTTCCTCGATACGAACGACGCACCGATCGGTGTCGCTCCTCGCACCATCGGCCCGTTCGTGCTCCCTCAGGGTGACGGCAGCGTGGTCGACCTGGACAAGCTGGTGCCCACGTCGTCGACGGCCGGTGACAGCGTCTCTGTGCCGGACTGGTGGACCGCCCAGGTAGCCGCTGCGGAAGCTGCTGCTACCGCTGCGGCCGCCGCTCTGGACGATCTGGATCCGACGATCGCGGGTATCGCGGCAGACCCGACGTCGGCCTTCGCCATTCAGCAGTCGGCCACCTTTGTTGCGCAGGCGGCTGCGCCCGAACTGATCCGCGACACGATCGGAACCGCTTTGGTTGCGGGGGCGAACGTTACGGTCACGGTCAATGACGCCGGGGACACGATCACCATCGCGGCCACAGGTGGCGGTGGTGGTGGGATTACCACGGAGGAAGCCGTGGACGCGGTTGCAGCGGCTCTCACTGAGGGTTCCGGTATCGATGTCACCTACAACGACGGCGCAGGCACCATCACACTCGCCGTCACGGGCATCGTCGTCCGATCGGTGATCGTCGCCAGCGGTGCCGAGACTCGCCCCGCTGGCGCGGACGTGGTGATCTGGATCGACCCGGACGAGCTAGGCGCGGCAAACGCTCTTGCGACCGACCCCATCATCGTCCCAGGAGCCGGGGGCGGCGGAGGCGGGGATGTCACTGGAAGTGTCAGCCTCATCGTCACGGTAAGCGGTGAGACAACTATCGCCGCGTCTGACTTCCTCAATATCCCCTTCCAGACGGTTGTGGAGAACATAGGTGGCGGTGCGTACAACACGGGCACGGGAGTGTTCACCGTTCCCTCAGACGGCCTTTACTTGCTCATGGCGTCCGCGAAGATCAAGACGGGTGAGGCGCACAGACAGGTCTGTTTGCAGTTTTACAACGGCGCTACCGAATGGTCAACGTGGACGCGAGTGCCACTGCCTGACACCAGCCGAGGGCATATCGCACATTCGGTAGTCGTGCGACTGTCGGCCGCGCAGTCGCTCCGTGCGCGTCTTTACTCGGAGGGGTCGTCTTTCATCACTGATTCAGGCACAGACACCCGGATGTCCGTGACGAAGCTTTCTGACTGAGCTAATGCTTATCTCGATAGGTGGTGAGCAAGCCACCGTAATCCTGGGGGCCGATCAGGTCACATCGCCGCCATTCAACGCGCCGAATTACGCGATCACGCCCACACCCGATGGTTCCGGATCTGTCGTTCACCCGTCCGTGCTGGACTTCGGGGGGCAGTGGAACGGGCATCGGTATTGGATGGGCGTAACCCCGTTCCTCGGTGGCAACGACTCACTAGAGAATCCCTGCATCCTCGTGTCGTCGGACGGCTTCACCTGGACTGTCCCCGCAGGGCTCACTAACCCGATTGACCCGACCCCTACCGTGGGGTTCAACTCCGACACCGATCTGACCTATGACCCCGACACCGACCGGCTCATATTGATCTGGAGGGCCACTGCGGACGGAGCCCCGGAGGGGGAGCGGTGGGAAACGGTCTACGCATCCACGTCCACGAACGGGTATACGTGGTCGGCCCCGGCGACTCTTATTGACCTACAGAATCAAGCGGGCAACCTGAGCCTCTTGTCTCCCTCGCTCGTCCGAGTGGGCGCGTCAGACTGGCGCATGTTCTGCAAGAGTGGTGTCCGCACGGCATCGAGCCCGCTTGGCTCATGGTCGGGCGAAACTGCTTACACCGGATCGTTGAGCCCCGGTTCCCTGTGGCACCTGGACGTGAACTACACCGGCGGTGAGTTCTGGATGGTCGCGAACGCACGCGACCCTTGGAGCCTCATTGCGGGTGTGTCTGCTAACGGTGTCGCCTGGACATTCGGGACACCCTTCCTGCAAGCTGAAGCGGCATCCTGGGATAGGGATTACCCATACCGAGCGACCATGACTGAGCATCCCAACGGCAGGGATATGCAGTTGTGGTACTCGGCGGTCGGCCCCAGCTCCTACAGGGTGGGCTTCACCCGCGTACCTCGATCCCTTTGGGCCGCGCTCTAAACAGTCGCCCCAACGACCCGCAACATACGATCGCGATTGTTGCGGTTGTGCGCTACAGCATGTAACGTGTAGCGCATGACCGCAACAGCAAAGCCCACCGCCACCATCTGCCGCCACTGTGGCCACGCCACCTACCGTGACCGCGAAACCGGAACGTGGCTGCACAACGACAACCAGGGCAGCCGCAAGTGCTACTTCGGTGGCGGCTACGAGGCGGACTCGCAGTGATCGACGGCACCCTGACCCACTACACGTTCACCGGAACGGGCGGGGAAGAGTTCCGCGTCGCGCTGGGCGACGTGCTCACGTTCGACCGCGGGAAGGTCGGTCGGGTGGTGGCGATCGAGGAAGGCGAGTGGCGATTCTCCCGCGCGCCGAAGCTTCGGTTGACGCTCGAGACCGAGTCAGGCGCGGTGACCACGCTTCTGCACCCGAACCAACCGGAGTACTGGCCCGCAACCGTCAGGGATTCCGTGTTGGTTGAACCTGTAAGCAATCGTTACAAGTTGGGGCAGGGTGCATGACCGCTACTCTCGTGTCCGTGGCTCCTCAGAAACGCGGCATCCTGGCCGACGAAGACCGGTCCGCGATCGTAGCCGCGCTGGATGCTCGCGAGGCCGCGGACGCGCAGCTGCACGATGCCGTACGGGTAGCGGCGCGGAACGGGGCATCCGTCCGCATGATGGCCGAATCGCTCGAGGTTTCCACGAACACGATCTCCCGCTGGAAGCGCGGAAAGGTAGCGCCGTCCCGCGACATCTGAATCAGCGCGCTTGACGGGGTCGAACTCGAGGTCGACATTGACGGACTCCAGGGCTACTCGATCACCTTCACTGGCTGAGCGGTCTAGCGGTATAAGTCGGGGAGAATCCTCTCCGTAGCGATGGCACTGGATCGCCAGCTGTCGGCGCCCTCGCGTCGTACTCGGCCGTTGAGCCCGTGTCGGACCAACCTGGCAGGATGAGGGCGTGGCTGATACCCCTCGTGCTGAGCAAAGCCAGGGCGATCTGCCGCCCGCGGACGGGCGGTGCTCTCGCGAGAGCGAGTTTTGCAGAAGTTTTGCGAGTCCCTTCACTGCGCGGGGGGCATGCAAAATTCGGGTCTGGCGACCTGCACCCGCTGGTCTCCCCACGATGTACCTGATGGCGAGCTTGCTGACGATAGCTGAACAAGACGGGGTAGTCCGCTGACCCTGTACCTCGGCCATACTCGGCGCGAGGGCAACGTGCGGAACCGGAGGTGGATCGCGCTCCTCCGTCCCTCATTGCGCGTGCGGCTCGACGACGCCGCGAAGGCCTGTTCCGGGCCATCGTCACTGACGCCCCACCCCATCGCTTCGGCGGTGGGGTGGGGCGTCTTCGTCGTTCCCGGACATGCAAGCCGGGTTGCAACGTCGCGCCGACGTTCCAACTTCGGAGCCGATTCTTTGCACGTCCGGCCGGGATCGTCTCAACTGTCGTTGTGGCGGCCGGCGCACACGCTGACAGCGCGAGGAGCGTGATCCCGCTCGCGATGAGGACGCCGAGGTAGCGGGGCTTCAGGGTCATGGCTCGAATGCTATCGGGTGGATGTCGGACCCTCAGGACAGGATCGGGCGATGGGCCCTGAGGAGTTGCTCGACTTCGAGCGAGCATGGCCGCGTCACAGCGGGCGGAAGGAAGTCGCGATCCGCGAGCGAGGACTGACCCCTGCGCGCTACTACGTGCTGCTGCACCGCGCGGCGGAATCTGCGGAGGGCCAGAAGCACGACGCGCTCACCGCACATCGCGTGATTCGCCGTGCGATGCGATCGGCTACACGCTCGGCTACACCCGCCCGAATCGGTGCATAATCGCTGATGGAACGACTAAGCCCCCTGCCCAGTCGGTGACTGTGAAGGGGGCTGGTAGCGGGAGCGGGGCTTGAACCCGCGACCTCACGATTATGAGTTATGCGGAACAAGTCGGAAAAGACTTGTTTTCTGCCGTATTAGGCGTATAGTGTGTCCACGTGGGCACATACTGACCCACGGGAAACCATGCCGATGGCTACACCATCGGCTACACCAAGGGCAGGGGCCGGCCATGTTCGCCAGGACACACCACAGAAGACCACTCAACATCGGCGTCATCGCCGCCGAGCGGGCGACCAACGGCGTGGGACTGGCCGATCGAGTGGACATGTGGCGTGCGAGCATCGACGCCCTGACCGCGTTCGGCGGCTACACCTCCTGGGACAGTGCCGGTCACCCCCGTCACGTCCTGACCACGGCCAGCACCGAAGAAGTCGACCACGCGCGCCGAGTGCTGGATCGGCTCGCGACCGCGTCCGAGCACCACCCCGACGTCGAACAGGAGCCCGCTCATGCCTGACCACGCCCCCGAGCCGATGATGAACCAGAAGACCGCCGCCTACCTCGCGACGTTCGGGATCGAAGCGAACCGGATGCCGCTCGACGGGTGGGACCGGTCTGGCTACGTATTCTTCGAAGGACCAGGCCCGATGGGTAGCTACTCTCAACGCGCGCACCGCCACTGGCCCGACGGATTCGACTACAGCCACCCCCTCACCCTCTGGGCAGAGGACGAGCCCAGTCGCCGCGCAATGGGGGTGTCGGTGTGACCGGCCTCTCGAGCGGCGGCTTCATCGTCGACCCGACCGACTCGGAGAAAGCGATCGCGCCAAGCGGAAAGCTCGCCGGCCGCCTCTACCTTCTCCCTCACGACAGTCCCAGGGACATCGCGGCACCCACCGTGCACGAGATCGACGGGGGGACCTTCCTCGGCTTCGTCGACCCGACCGACTGGCCGTTCAACGAGACCTTCATCCAGAACCCCGAATCGGAGGCAGACCCGAATGCCTGAATCCTGGCGGTGTGGCGACTGTGGCGCGCTGTGGCCGATGAACGTGAAGTACTGCCGCCGTCCGCTCGACGACTACCTCGCACTCCGCGGCGGGAGCATCGAGTCAGCGATGAGCCGGCACCTGGGCCGTGCACTCGGGCCGCTGATCGCGCGCATCGAACGCGACTGGACGCCTCAGCCCAAGATCGTCGCACGCTGGACCGGCTTTACGGAGGCGGCGTGAGGGGCAAGGGCGAGGGCGCCGTCTACCGCGTCCCCAAGGACACGAAGCTCCCGCTGAAGTACTACACCGGCACCATCGAGCTCCCACCGCTGAACGGGGAACGCCGCCGCAAGGTCATCCGCCGGAAGAACAAGAAGGAACTCCTCGCCGAGCTCGACCGCCTCCGCGGCGAACTGCGCAAGCGCGGCGACCTCCCCACCGCGGGACAGACCTGCGAGCAGTGGTTCACGTACTGGGTCGAGCAGATCGCCGCGAAAGAAGTCCGCCCGAACACCCTCGACGGCTACCGGCGCGCTGTGAAGCTCCACATCATCCCCGCGATCGGGAAGGTCAAGCTCGAGAAGCTCACCCCCGCGCACATTCGCCGCGTGCACGACGGGATCCTCGCGAAGGGCCTGTCGTCGACGACCGCGCTTCTCGCGCACCGCATCATGTCGACGTCGCTGAAGATCGCCGTCCGAGAGGGCCGGATCTCCACCAATCCCGCCGCGCTCACCAACGCGCCCCGGAAGGCGGCCGTGCAGCTCGACGCCCTCGACCTCACCGAAGCGATCCAGGTCCTCGAACTCGCCGCGCACTCCCCCAACGGCGCACTCTGGGCGACCGCCCTCCTCACCGGCGCCCGCCGCGGCGAAGTCATCGGCCTCGAACGGAACCGCATCGACGACGACGCGATCGACCTCTCCTGGCAGCTGCAGCGCATCGCCTGGGAACACGGCTGCGGCGGCACCTGTGGACGCCGGAAGCAAGACTGCCCCCGCCGCACGACCACCGACGTCCCCGCGGACTACGAACTCCGCCCCATCGACGGCGGCCTCTACTGGACCCGCCCGAAGTCGTCGAAGTCGTGGCGCATCATCCCCCTCTTCGAACCGCTGCGCTCGATCCTCCGCCAGCACCTCGACGACAGCCCCGAGAACCCGTGGGGTCTCGTCTTCACCCGCGGAGGCCGCCCCTACGGGCCCGACCTCGCAGGGAAGGACTGGCGCAAGGTGCTCGCCGCCGCCGGCATCGACAAGGACGTCCGTCTCCACGACGTCCGCCACACGACCGTCGACCTGCTGTACGCCGCGGGCATCCCCGAGGACATCATCATGCTGATCGTCGGGCACTCGAACCGCGTCACCACCCGCGGCTACCGGTCCGACCAGAACCGGGCACGCCTCACCGGTGCGTTCGAGCAGTTCTCGGCGATGATCGCCGGGGCGATCGACGAGCGCGCGCAGCGTCAGCTCGAGGCCTGATCATCCCCAGGCGTGCACGTACTGGCCCGCGCCCATGCGCGAGTGGCTGTAGGTGCGCTCCCCGAATCGGGTGAGCACGCGCGCCTCGAAGACCTCCACGAGACGTTCCTCGACGCCGAGCTCTTCCGCGATGCCGTGCGCGTGTGGGTAGACAGCCGCGGCCGCGGCGTACGCTTCTGGCGCGATGAGCAGCCGGGCGGCGTACAGGTCAGCGGCGGCCTCCGCGCCCGGGTCATCCTTGCACCGGTGGTCATAGAACGCGTGGCCGAGCTCGTGCGCGAGGACCGAGATCCGCTCGATCGGCGTCAGGTCGAACCCGTAGACCACTCTCCGCTGCTCAGCGTCGTAGAAGCCTCGGTACGGGGCGGGCAGGTGTGCGACGTGGACGGTGACGCCGAGGGTTGCCGCGTGGGCAATCAGTTCCCGCATCCAGCCCCCTTCAGTCCTGCTCTGGTGCCCTCGGGTTCCCGTCAGCTGCTGCATCGAGCGGTGGTGTGACCCGGCCGAGGTACGTCACGTTGTCGTGGTCATCGACGGTACGTGACGTCTCGGACACATACCCGGCGAGGAGCTTCTCCATGCCGCCGAACCGGCGCAGCGCCTCCGCCGCCATCTCGCCCGCGTCCTCACCGAGCGCGCCGGCAACCCGCTCGAACTCGTTGATGCTCAGCGGGCGGGTGCCGCGCAGGCTGCGGCCGAGGTTCGTGAGCGGCAGGCCGATCGCGGAAGCGAGGTCGTCCTGCGACATGCCCTCCAGCGCGCGCCTGGAATCGATGACGACTCCGATGAACTCGTCGAACGTCTCTGCTGGCTTCCGCTTCTTCGGCACGGTCAGTCAGTCTAGCCATTTCACAGGTCAGATTCGACAGAAATAGTTCCATATTGGGTTGCATGGGTCACTGTTGACCTGTTATCTTCCATATATGACCGATCAGAGAAGAGTCCCCACGGGGACCAGCACCAGCGAAGCCACCGGCTCCACGCTGCTCGACGACCTGCGCGCGCATGATGCGCCCGTCGCCGAGTACGTGGCAGCCGGTGGCTTCCTTGGTTTCAGCCCCGAGGAGCTGTTCGTATGACCACCCCCAGCCCGGTCCTCGACAAGCTCGCGTACTCCCTCCCGAACTTCGCGAAGGCCGTCGACCTGTCGCTCGAGAAGGTACGCCAGCACATCGAGCGAGGCGAGCTCGTCCCCTCCTACGTCGACTCGAAGCCGCTGATCATGCGCGAAGAGGGCGAGCGGTGGCTGCGCACGAGACCCGCGGAGCGACCCGACCGGGGCTAGTCCCCATCCACAGCTGACCGCCGGCACAGCGGGAGGCCATCACGGAAGGAGCAGGTAAGTGCTCACAGAACTCGAATCCCCGGTCCGCGTCGGTGACGCGGTCTACGACAGCCTCTCTGTCGCGGTTGCACACCTGCAGTCCGCACAGCACTTCGTCATCCAGGGCGACCG